GGATGAGTTCTGGCTGATGATGGCTAGAGATTGGAATAGATATAGTCTACAGGAGCATGGCCCTACCACCGAAACCTTTATAGCGACTCAACTTAGCAACGGTCGGCCTCAATTTGCTATAGATGCCGATATAGCGGAATTGCTTCGGGTAGGAGCTCAAAACGGACACACTTTCCAAACCTCAAGTGGCGGTTTAAACACGACTTTCACACTGACGTTTCTTGGAACTGTTGATCAAAGTCTAACTATAGATTGGGGTGATGGTTCTACAAGCGGCTACTCAGGTAATGAAGTATCACACACCTATGCTGGAGTCAGTGACGGAGACACTAAAACCATTAGTGTTACCTGTGCGAGTGAGTTCTATTCTTCTCACATGACAACACTCTATAACTGGGGAACCACGGCATTTTCTAGCGGTAATGCACTACCTGAATGGCTAAAGTTAATCCAAGTTGATGTGTCTACGGATGTGCCTACCTTTGCTGCTGGAGCCACATTCGGTAGCTTCTATGGCAACTTCAATCTCAATATAAACGCAGATTTAACAGGTTGGGACGTTAGTAATGTAACCAATATGCAACGTGCGCTAACTAGCAGAACCTTCAACCAAGACATAAGTGGTTGGGACGTTAGCAATGTTAGTAACTTTGCATCCATGTTTTGGGAGGCAAATACTTTCAACCAAGACATTGGTAGCTGGAACATGGGCAATGCAACAACTATGTACGCTATGTTTAATCATTGCTACGTTTTTAATCAAAATATTAGTAGCTGGAATACAGGCAACGTGACCAATATGAAAAGCGTGTTCTACTATGCTTACGCTTTCAGTCAAGACATTCGTAGTTGGAACGTGACTGGAATTTCAGGTGCTGGAGAGGGCGGACCTTCTGGTCATTCATTTCTCAATATTTTTTTCCGTGCTGACGCTATGAACAGTCGCTTTGGATTTTCAACAGGAGGCACACAGAATGGTCAAAATCTCCCATACGCCCCGATACTAGCTTGGTTTAACTCAGATTAAAAGGAACACACTTATGTATTTAAGATTAATTGAAGGGGTTCCTGAGACATATTCAGCGGCCCAATTGCGCAGGGACAACCCGAACACTTCATTCCCTAGAAGCCCGTCAAATGAACTACTGGAGTCTTATGGTCTTTTTAAGTATTCGATAACGCCACCTACAGGCAGTGCGGTTAACAGTATTAAAGGCACACCTGAGTTCGCTCTAGTGAATGGCAGTTGGGTGCTGGGAAGCCAGTACGTTCTCTTATCAGATGCACAGTTGGCTTCTCAGGCAAGGGCGACACGCACCCGTTTATTGGCTAATACAGATTGGACAGCCGTGAGCGATCTTACAATGTCTGATGCTATGACAGCCTATCGTAGTGCCTTGCGTAATTTACCAGAGCAAGACAACTTCCCTGCAACAATTGTATGGCCCACACAACCGGAATAGATCACTAGAACCAGGAGTAAAAAAATAGCATGAGTATAGAGTATAGCGGCGAAACCTTTTCTGGTTACAACAAGCCTAAGCGCACCCCTAAGCATTCTTCAAAGTCTCACGTAGTTTTAGCCAAAGAGGGATCTACCATTAAGATGATCCGCTTTGGTGAGCAAGGCGCTAAGACAGCAGGCGCACCCAAGGCAGGTGAGTCAGCAGCAATGAAAGCAAAACGTAAGTCATTTAAAGCAAGGCATGGTGCGAACATAGCCAAAGGTAAAATGTCAGCGGCTTATTGGGCCGATAAATCAAAATGGTAGGAGTAACGTATGGCTGTTAAAAAACCAGTTCCTAAAGGGTCTCACAAAATGCCTAATGGAAAGATCATGAAAGATTCTGCAATGCCTAAAAAAGGGGCAAAGAAAAAAGTAGCGATGAAAAAAGGCGGTTACTAAAAGTATGGGTATTTTAAGTACGATTTTTGGTACAGGGGATGTCATTAGTAAAGGGCTTGACCTCATTGATGACATCCATAGCTCTGAGACTGAGCTAATCGAGGCAAAGTCCAAAGCAAAAACACAGCTTATGCAAAGTTATGCGCCGTTTAAAATTGCACAGCGTTACCTTGCTTTGATGTTTGGTTTGTCCTATGTCACAGCATTTTGGCTGTGTATTGGATTGGTCTTTTTAGATAAGCCTATGGACCCTGTGATCCAAGTTATGGAAGTGTTCAGTATATCTATGATCATGCTAATTATCGTCACTTTTTACTTTGGTGGCGGGCTTGCAGAAGGCGTTATAAGTAAGCGCAAAGCATAGCTACTCTCTTTCACAAACCCACGTAAGTGGGTTTTGATTGCCTGACGTTCTATAACAAAGTCCTATGAGGGTAATTCGCCTTCCAAATACATATACTACACGTTGTTCCCCACCCACACATAACAGTTGAGTTGATAGGCATGCTTGAGCAACGCTTTGACAGATTAGACGCGAAAGTCGATAAGATAGCGGATGCTATGACTAAGCTTATTGAGCATGACACAAAAATAGAAGGGCTCGTTAGGCATAACACTGTACAGGATGACCGACTAAATAAGCATTCTGGGGAAATTGATAATCACGCTATTAAGTTAGCGACAGTCACTAAAGCCGCTGGAACAAACGAATGGTTTATTCGTGTTTTGATTGCTGGTTTAGTGACTACCATGTTCTTTCTAGTAAGGGGCTAACTAGATCACTGCCTTGTTCTTCTTTCGATCCATCCGTTAATCGAATCTTCACAGACTAGTCCCGCCGACAACAATTCATTTATAGAATCACAAGTCGCATCTATTTCCCAGCGCTCTTGGGTATAGACAGCTAGTTGAGTCTCACCTGAAATAGTAACCAGCATGTATGTCCGGATATCTACAGTGTTTGTGATAGGGGTAACGTTCATTTTAATATGACCTTCTTTGAGGTTTAATTAGTACACCCGACGTAACTTAGCTGAGATATTAAGGAATGCCAATATAATCTACTAAAATAGTTGATTATATTTCTTACACTTTTATGTCCCCCAACGCGCTTTAATCCCTCTGGTATCAATATGGGTAAAGGAGCTGTACTTACCAATACCAAACTGACTGGGGTATAGGGTGTCTAAGTAAGTGTAAACGTCACCAGGTGTGGCTCCTTTTACAACAATGTCAGCTGCACGCCCATGCTTGTGCTGTGATCGAGGCGAGCCCCCTATGTGACTGTTGTGTGTCTCACAACGGGCTGAACTGTTAATGTTAACGGGAGCATCAAAATGCTTACGGAGAACCGTAAGCACCTCAATTAACTCTGCGTCCACTGTGTCAAAGCCACATCCGCACGAACATGCAAACTCACTTCTATCAAAGTAAGGTGAAATACTCATTTATGCTCCTTGGAGGGCTAGTTTAAGTTCAGTGAAACCACCAACGTGGTCATAGTTAAAGTAAATCTGCGGGACTTCTACGAATCCCGCATCTTTAATCATTGCTAGTGCATGTGCGTTCTCAGGTGAACGGACGTTCACATAAGTAAAGCTTTTGCCTTCAGTAGCAAGTAATTGGATGGCTTGTTTGCAGTAGGAACACTGAGTGTGCCCATAGACTTTGTACATTACATCACCCCTACTTCAGCAAAGCCCATAACAATTTCACGACAAATGTCTGAACGGACAATGTCGTCAAACTCATTAAAGTCAACATGCTGGACCATACGGGTTAAACGAGGAGACTTCTCACGGAGGTCTAGGAAATGACTTAAGCCAGAGCCCTGCGGTAGATCACATTGTGCTAAGTCACCACACAGCACAAGCGTAGAATTCTTACCAATACGGGTCACAATGGATATGAGTTCTTCCAGTGTGCAGTCTTCTGCTTCATCCACAATGATGAATGCGTTTGACCAGGAGTTGCCTTTCACATTCTCAAGAGGTACGAAGTCAATCATGTGGATTTCTTCTTTGAGCATGTAACTAAGTTGCCCATGTGAGAACTCCTCACTCAGGGCCCCTAGAATCGGTCTGAGCCAGTGTTTCATCTTCTCCTCATGAGTGCCCTTGGCAAAGCCAACCGACCTAGAGGCGGACACTGCTGGACGCATAAGGATGATTTGAGAGACAGCTGACTGTTTTAACCAGAGTGCGGCAATTCGTGCAGGGATATATGTCTTGGATGTACCTGGGTATCCGGTAGCAAAAGTAATGGGAGAACTCTTAATGTTGGTGATGTACTCAGCCTGTATTTGGTTAAGCGGCTCAAGAGGTGCAGCTGGTTGCCAGGTATTCTCAGCTTTTTCGGAACGACTAGCAGTTTTTCTAGCAGTTTTGCCCATAGTTTTAGTCCTTAGATGCGTTAACAAGGTGGTGGAGTGCTTTCAATGGTGAAAGGTTCGGCAGGCATTTATATACTGGGTACGTTCATTTTTATTAGTGCAAAAGGTTTTTATGACTACATTGACTATTACCGCAGATAACCACTACACACTCAACATGGTTTACAAAGATGAGGCGGGTTATGTGATCAATCTTGATGGTGCAACGGCTAAATTTGTAATGCGACGTTCAATGTACTCGCCGGTACTGATTAATCGCATTGCAGTGATTACTGGTGAGACTGGCTCAATTCTTATTGAGTTAACTCCAGCAGACACTGCTGAGCTACTTGATAAAGTAATTGAAGAGCAATTCGTATTTGGTGTCAGCCTAACGCAGGCAGATGGTACAAAAACTGTAATTGCTTCTGGTGAAGTATCCCTTCAGCAAAATATTGCACGAGATTAAAGCATGACTGATCAATCACTGGACATAACGGTAAGTAATCCTACCGTTGTAGTTACCCCTGCTCAAAATAGCGCAGTAACTATTAATGCAAATGATGCGACAGTGGTTGTGGCTGAGTCAGCAAACCAACTGACCCTCTCCCCTACTGCCCTACAAACAGTGGAAGTCTATGACCCAACACAGGGTTTAAAGTTTACGACTAACCCTAACAACCCGTTCTTGAGTACGGCAACGTGCAACGCAACAGTGGGTAACGTTGTCTCTGTAGCAGGCTTTTGTGCCATAACACTGCGGTGGGTTACCACAGGCGACAGTGCACACGTAAATATTTACCGTGCTACATCCACTAACTTTGCTCATGCTGAAAGGATTGGTGACAGTGACGAAGAAGCTCACACAGATACTGTTGAACCAGGGGTGGCATACACCTATTGGTTTGAGCCAGTGGACTACAATGGCACTACAGGGCCCCTATCCTTGCCTCACAGCGCTACAAGCGGTAATAACGCAATTGGGTTTGTAGAAGCGTTAGGTGATTTAACTGCAGCTCACCTTAGCCCAGAGCTAACAAACCTGCTTAACCAAATTATTGGTGATTCTGCAGATGAACAAGCTGCTTTGCGCGATGGTGCAATTAGCGACCAAGCCATCTACATTGATTCTCAATACGGGCAGCTACTACAATTTGTGAACCAATACAAAGCAGAGATGGATACTGCTGATAGTTACTCTTTGGCTCAACTAGAATCCCAGTCCCTGTACTTTGCCACACAAACAATTGCACTAGCACAACAAATTAATGCTCTTTCTGCTTCTGTAGCTACGGATATTGCCGCAGCAAACGCTGCTATTACCCAAGAACAGACGACCCGTGCTAACGAGATTGAAGCTGTAGCGTTAACAGTAACCACATTAGATTCGACATTTAGCACAGATCTTTCTGCTACCAATGCACTTATTAGTAGCGAGGCTGGAACGCGTGCCAACGCGGTGGAAGCCGTAGCAGGGGAGGTTACCCGGTTAGAGACAGACTTTCAGACAGATCTTACCTCAACCCAATCACTACTGACACAAGAAGCCAGTACACGTTCTGCAGAGAACTTGGCTCTAGCACAGACAGTTACCCAATTGTCTGCAGACCTTACGACCAACGAAAACAGTATTAACGCTTCACTGAGTAATCAGAACTCGACTTTAGCTACGCTTGATAGTGCTTTGGCTTCGACTCAGCAGTCGTTAGTAGCTAATTACGACACACTCAATGCGGGTATCACCTCAGAAGCCAACGTCAGGGCTTCAGCAGCGGGGGCGTTAGCAGGACGCTTAGATACGTTAGAAGCGGGGGATTCAACCACAGGCTCTGTGGCGTGGGCAACGAATAACACACTGGTAACTGCTAACTCTTACGCTGATGATATCGCATCTGATGCAGCACAATCTTTAAGCGAATCAGTGGATACTTTTGGTTCCCAGCTAAGTAACCTACGTGTACAAGCGCGTCAGGGAAACAACCTGTTAGATATGTCTGTGTGGGTGCCTCAATCAATTGACGACAGTCTAGTGGGCGTCAACGGTGGTGAATGGATTCTTAACGGCTTACCGAGCGAGAACACTCTTTTACTGCACAGCGAAGGCCCAAGCGGGCACTCTGATGTGGTGTGGCAAGCTAAATCCATTAACGGCAATGCTGATGGTGGGTGGAATACAGGAAGCTTTGATGTTGATTCCAGTAAGACTTACCGGGCTGTTGTTTGGATTAAGAAGATGGATACCAATGATGGCACCACTTACTTTGGCTGCATGGGAAACATCCAGAAGAATCTGAATGGATCGGCTAACTTTAATCCGTACTTCTTCACTGGTGATCTACCGGAGCTCAATAAGTGGTACTTATTAGTGGGTATACTTCACGGCGCTAGCTATGAAGGGGGTTATTCAAGTGTATCGGGTGTCTACGACCCTACTACAGGCGAGAAAGTAGTAGATTGTACAGAGTTCAAGATGGACTCCAATACTACAACGCAGTCGCACCGTAGCTACTTGTACAGCACAAATACTTGGGACGTTATCCAGTATTTTGCCTATCCCCGCTTTGAGGCAGTAGATGGTAATGAGCCTAGTCTTGGCGCATTAATGTCCACCAGTGATTTCGTCAATACTGTGTCAGTCACCAAGAGATCTGTTGATGGAATACTTGGTGAGTACGCTGTTAAGATTGATGATAACAATCGTGTAGCAGGCTTTGGTTTAATCAATGGCTCAGGTACATCAGCCTTTGATATTGTGGCAGACAAGTTTTCTATAGCTAATCCAGACACACCCACCACTAAAGACTTTTACTACGATACCGTCGCTAATACATTAAAGTTCCGTGGGCAACTTATTCTCAGTAATGGGACAGGCGGCACGTATACTGTGTCTGACGTTAGTGATATTCAGGCTCAAGACGGTAGAGGCGTAGACTTTACAACTGAGCTGTACCAGAGAAGCTCATCTAATACTAGAGGATATTCGGGTTGGGGCACTTATGCAGACGCCCTCCCTTTAAGCGATACTGAACCTTTCTTGTGGAACAAGACTACCACTACTTACACTGATGGCACTGACTACACTAACGTTAGGGTTATAGCGCAGAAAGGTGATAACGGTGAACCAGGCAATCCTGGTTCTGGCGGTGCAGGCTTTTACCGTTATGGGTCAAATACGGGTAATTGGCCTGGGAACGCCACAGTAAACACTCGCTTAGAGTCAGTTGCTGGGCGTCCACCCGTTCAAGATGACGTATTCACTATTTACAAGAACAGTGACCCCGCCGTAAGCAATACAAAACGCTATGATGGAAGCGCATGGGTTGCTGCAGCGCTGTTAATTGATGGGGATATGATTGCCACAGGCACTATCGCCGGTAATAGAATTGTAGCTGGATCACTTACAGTAGACACAGCCAATATAACTGGAAACCTAGAAGCAAATAGAATTAGTACGAGTACTGGTGCAAGCAGGATAGAGATAACTAACACTGCTATTAATGTCTACAACAACGGTACGCTAAGGGTAAAGATAGGGAACTTGAGTTAATGGCTTACGGACTTGAAACACGAGATAGCAGTGGTAACGTAACTTTTTCATCATCAGATGTGACATGGAACCAAGTAGGATTCTTTGCAATTTATGGCGGTCAATCTGTCTCACGGTCATATCCTATTATTGCAGGAAGGCAAACACTTATCATGCAAGTACAAATAAATAGCCCACCTATGAATAGAAAGGCAATTGCATTCTCTACTAGCGTGAGTGGTGCAACTGTCTCTGTATCCGGTGGATCAGAGGACACATACATACTGGTGTTAATGAAATGAGTGATGGTTTTATTGCGTACAACGACAACAACGAAGTTCTTATATCTAGTGATAGCCGGAACTTACATTTTATACAGAAGAAAACAACGCCTACATCTACAGTATTTTCTCTTAGTAGATACGGGGGAATGCGTAAGTGGATCTATAGTATAACTAATGTTAGCGTCACGCCTGTTCCGTTTATGTACATGCCTACGGAAGACTTTTACGCCGTTGACCGTATAGAGAACAAAGGGGGAGGTAACTGGGATATAGAAGTTATTCGCTCAGGCACTTCTTCCTCTACTCCCGACTTGTACATATTCGGTGATCCTCGTGCCAGTACGTCAACAGATAGCTATGGAATGATGGTGTACCAAGATGATGGTACTGCAGCTTTTGACAGCAGGCTACGCCCCTTAGCTATTACAGGGGGGTTAAGTGTATCTCACCCAAGTAACCCAAGACCAAGCATCGATTCCTCAAACGTTAGTGCTAAGAATTGTGCAACTACGATGAGAAGTCACTTTGCCCCTAATCAATTTAACACCCAAGTGGTGTCTAGCCAGCCTACTAAGGCAATATTCTGTTTCCTAAGCCTAGCACAAGCAGAGCGACAGTTTACTGTTTCAGCGAGCGAGACTGTGTGCGACGGTGTCTCAGTGTACGGCAACTGCGTTGGCATACGTAGGGACTATGACTGGACCTCCACCTACTGGGCATTCTATCGAGGGGGTATCAGATGGACTGGATCAGTCATAGAGGCTGGGTGGATCACGGTTGAGAAAGGGTGTAACTGGACCTACGATGTAGACAGTTACTTCGTAGGTATTGGTACCGGTGGGGATACAGGTACAGGCGGTAATTGGCCTTACAGCAACGAAACCATAAATACTTCTGCGGTTAGTGTAATTATCGCAGATGGGGCTAGATATGATTAAGCCATTTAAGATTCTATCCACTGTCACAGAACCAGAAGGCAGTACTGGTGTTCACTTTGAGGTCACCAAAGGTGTTGTTGTGGACGAGCACAGGACACGTACCTTTAAGCTGCGGGCATACCTATCTGTCCCCGTAGATGCAGACATAGACGCTGCTTTGTTTGCTTTTTTAGATGAGGGAGGTTGGGTATGACACACCAAGTAGCTGAGATTTACACTTCAGGTGAGCACATAAAGAAGACCTTCGCTTACACCGAGCAGCCAGAATATCTGTACGACCAATTAAGGGAAGTCTTCCCCTGGATCAATAGAGAGAACTACATTTCTATTTCCACCCCCACTTATCACGAAATTCTTGAAGAGCAAGTCATGACATGCTGTTTGCCACGGGGGTATTCTGTTGCCATGTTCGGGGAGAATACCATGCTAACCGCTAGAAAGTTTTGTATGGAGTCTGCGACTAGCTACATCAGGGCGTACTACCCATATACAGGGGATACACCAGATTGGCTCCCAGAGGGGTGCATTCTAATGTTCTACACAGAGAATGTGGCGGAGTACGGAAGACCTTTCACTGAACAGTCTGCTACCTTTGGTGATTACTATTTTAAAGGTGATCCGGGGGTTGTTGAAGCTGCTTTTGATTTACCGGAGAAACGAGGCGGTGAATCTACTTACTACGGGGTGACTATGGTTAATGACAACGTCACCCGTGTAAAGCAGTACTGTTACGATTCACAGAGCACCTTCTTTAACTGGATTGCTTTGTACAATCTGGTCACAGGAGCGGATGGATCTACTGGCTGTAGACTCTAAGCCCATGAACGAAACCAGTAGAATAGAGTTCTCAACCAAGTCCATAGAAATTGATAGCAGTGATGGCAACCTACTGGTTGAAGCAGTCACATTAGTTCTTGTGATCGCAGCCTTATACATCGGCAAGAAGATTGTTGATAAGTATTTTAATTAAGGAATACATTACTCCCCTATTGTCTAAACACAACATGTAGTGGTTAATTGTGCATTAAACCACAATATATTGTATTTTTATAAAATAAACCGTTAGAATATAAGCACTTACCGGTTACCAAGTGCCTCGTCTTACTTTGGCTTCTATAATAGAAAGTCATCTCTCATCACATAGGTATCTCTCCAAATGAATGACTCTGCTATTAAAGTATCAGAGGTTGAGGCCAAGGGCTTAACAGGCTGGGCTAACGAACCTTCTGTTACAGACCTCAAACAAGATTTCACTGACGCTAAGAACGAGGCTGATACACATGTATCAGATGTTAATCGTTGGCTTGATAATCTAAATGTAACTGGTAGCGCTAAGATCAACACCCCTGAAGGCAACTCAAAGTTACAGCCTAAACTAATCCGTAAGCAGGCTGAGTGGCGTTACTCCGCTTTATCTGAGCCTTTCTTAAGCACGCCAGACGTATTTAACGTCGCTCCCGTTACCCATGAGGATCGGGAAGCTGCAAAGCAAAATGAGTTGGTTCTAAATAACCAGTTCAACACCAAGATTAATAAAACCCAGTTTATCGACGAGTACATTCGCACTGCAGTGGACGAAGGTACTGTTATCGTCAGAGTCGGATGGGACTATGAAGAACGTGAAGAAGTGCGCTCTAAAACTGTCTATGACTATGTCCCTGCAAACGATCCCTCGACCTTTGCCCAGTATCAACAACTGGCTTCCCTTGCTCAGAGCAACCCTGAGTCCTTCGCATCTCAAGTCCCTGAACACTTGCAAGAGGCATTGCGCCTTTCAATGGAATCAGGACAGATGCTCGTTCCGGTAGAAGCAGGCACCGAAGAAGTCACAGAAACTGTGACTGTTCGTAACCTACCTACATTGGAAATATGTGATTACCAGAATGTTGTTATCGACCCCTCTTGTGGCGGTGACTTCACGAAAGCACGCTTTGCTGTGTACTCATTTGAAACGTCATTAGACGAGCTCAAACGAGATGGTAAGTACAAAAACTTAGAGAAGATTAACATTACCAACTCAACGATTCTGGGCAATCCAGACCACGTTGCAAGTGACAATAGTTCTTTTAACTTCAATGATGAGCCACGTAAAAAGTTCGTTGCTCATGAGTATTGGGGCTACTGGGATATTGACGGTGATGGTATTGTAAAACCAATCGTTGCTGCATGGGTGGGCGATGTACTGATCCGTATGGAAGATAATCCATTTCCAGATCAAGCCTTACCTTTTGTAGTCGTACCTTATCTCCCAGTCCGTAAAAGTTTACACGGGCAACCTGATGGGGAATTACTGGAAGATAATCAGAAGATTATTGGAGCCGTTACTAGGGGTATGATTGATATCCTAGGTAAGAGCGCTAACGGTCAAACCGGTGTTCGTAAAGATGCACTGGATTTAACCAACAAGCGTCGCTTTGATAAAGGGCTGGACTATGAGTTCAACGCTAACGTTGACCCTCGCCAAGCCATCTTCATGCATACTTATCCAGAAATCCCTAACTCCGCTCAAATCATGTTGCAGTTGCAAAATGCAGAGGCAGAGTCACTGACAGGCGTTAAAGCATTTAACACTGGTATCAGTGGTCAGGCTTTGGGAGACACCGCTACAGGCATTCGTGGGGCGCTTGACGCATCCTCTAAGCGTGAGCTTGGGATACTACGTCGATTGGCTGACGGTATTATTCAGATTGGTCGTAAGTTTATTGCGATGAATGCTGAATTCCTATCTGAAGAAGAAGTCATTCGTATTACTAATGAAGACTTTGTGACCATTCGTCGTGATGACTTGGGCGGTAACTTTGACTTAAAGCTGTCTATTTCTACTGCAGAGGAAGACAACCAGAAAGCGCAAGAACTGGCATTCATGTTACAGACTATGGGTAACTCGATGGACCCATCAATGTCTAAGATGATTCTTTCTGACATTGCCCGTCTACGTAAGATGCCAGATCTTGCTAAGAAGATTGAAGACTATGAGCCACAACCAGACCCAGTTGCACAGCAAAAAGCCCAGCTAGAACTAGCCAAGCTACAAGCTGAGATCCAGGAACTTCAGAGCCGTGCTCAAGAGAACCAGGCACAGGCGCAATTGGATATGGCTAAGGCAGGTGCTGAACAAGTGAAGGCCGGTAACGTACAGGCTGACACTGATATGAAGAACTTGGACTTTGTAGAGCAAGAGTCTGGCGTTAAGCAAGAACGTGATCTACAGAAACAAGGTGAGCAAGCCAAATCTAACGCCAAGTTAGAAATGGTTAAAGCATCTATTAACAGACCACAACAAACTAATTAATTCCTTCCCCCTGATGCACCCCTTCCGGGGTGCGTCTTTCCTACTTAACTCCCATTCGGGAGGACACGGAGTACTATGCCTACCAACATTGAATCACTAGAGTTGAACATTCGCGCTGCCAAAAAAACAGCAGAACTGGGTAAATCCCTTGATCGACTTACACACAACAACGACTTCAAATCCCTGATCATTGAAGGCTACTTTGAAAAGGAAGCCATTCGTCTGGTGTCCCTTAAAGGTGACCCAAACATGCAGGACGCAGAGAGCCAAACCTCTTTGATTAAACAGATGGACGCTATTGGTGGCTTACGTCAGTACTTATCTGCGGTGCTACAACTAGCACGTATGTCAGAGAAAGCACTCATCGAGGACGAAGAAACCCGTGACGAGATCATGGCAGAAGAGGTGTAACTTATGGATGACGAGCTGCTGAACGATGATAACTTGCTAGAATTGTCAGATGAAGAAATTCTGTCAATGGATGCACCTGATTCTATGAGCAGCGCTGATGCGGAAGTGGGTGAAACCCCTGAAGCAGACAGCGGTGACGAAGTAGAACAAGCTGAGCCCGCTGAAACGAACGAAGAAGACACCTTAGAAGAACAGGAAGAACCTGTCGATGAGTCACAGCAAGACATGTTTGATAGTGATTCTATGGAAGAAGATTCATCTGAAGAAGAGGAGTCCTCAGAGGAGGATGATACTGATGAAGAAGACAGTACTTCTAATGAACTTGACTATAAGAAAGAATACAACAGAGTCATGGCACCATTCAAAGCGAATGGAAAAGAGCTGAAAATTGACTCGGTAGATGAGGCTATTCAGTTAATGCAGATGGGCGCTAATTACGGCCAGAAGATGACTGCATTAAAACCAAACCTCAAACTACTGAAGATGTTGGAGAACAATAGCTTATTAACTGAAGCGAAGTTAAGCTATCTCATAGATCTGGACAAGAAGAATCCAGATGCCATCAAACAACTTATCCAGGACAGCGGCATTGACCCACTGGATGTAGATACCTCTGATAACACCGACTACAAACCAAACACTTACACTGTACACGACAAAGAAATTGAACTAGATGCGGTACTTGAAGAAATTCAAGACACTTCGACATACAGTAAAACTATTGACCTCGTAAGCAACAAGTGGGATGAAGCAAGTCGCAAAATCGTTGTAGATAATCCGCAGATCATAAAATTAATCAATGAGCATGTGTCTAATGGCATCTATGCACAAATTGATTCTACGATCCAAAGAGAGCGGATGCTCGGTCGGTTGAATGGGCTTTCAGATATTGAAGCCTATCGGCAAATAGGTGACCAGATTAATGCGAGTGGCGGCTTTGTAAATGATACACAAAAGCCCACCCCACAACCTATATCTACTCCTAAGCCGAAGAAACAACCTGACCCGAAAATGGCAAGTCGTAAGAAGGCCGCAGCACCTACAAAGTCTGCACCTACTAAATCGACTCTTCCAGCCGACTTCAACCCACTCAATCTGAGTGATGAAGACTTTGAAAAACTCGTTTCTTCAAAATTTAGTTAAATTTATATTTATGTTTACTAGGAGTAAATAATAATGGCACAAGCATATAATGATCCTGCTGGCGGAACAGCTTCCGACGTTGGAAGTCAAATCCGTACGGATTACCACGTTAAAAAAGCCCTGATTGAAACTGTTAAAGAACAGTATTTCTCTCAATTAGCCGATGTTACTGCAATGCCTAAGAACTTTGGCAAGAGCATCAAGCTATACCACTACCTTCCTTTGTTAGATGACCGCAACACAAACGACCAAGGCATTAATGCTTCTGGCGTTACAATTGATGATGGTAATCTCTACGGTGGTTCTAAGGACGTAGGCGCTATCCCCGGTAAGTTGCCTGCTCTTTCTGAGCAAGGTGGTCGTGTTAACCGTGTTGGTTTCAAGCGTGTAGAGTTAGAAGGCTCAATCGAGAAGTTTGGTTTCTTCGATGAGTACACTCAAGAGTCTTTGGACTTTGACACTGACGGCGAATTGATGATGCACATTAACCGCGAAATGCTTCGTGGTGCTAACGAGATCACTGAAGATGCTCTTCAGGTAGATTTGTTAAACGGTGCAGGCACTATCCGTTACGCAGGCGCAGCAACTTCTAATGCTACTGTAGCTGAAGACATGTTGGTTACTTACTCAGACTTGATGAAGTTAGCCATCGACTTGGACAACAACCGTACACCTAAGCACACTAAAGTGATCTCTGGTTCACGTATGGTAGACACCAAGACCATCGCTGCTGCTCGTTGCATGTACATTGGTTCTGAGTTGATCCCAACTCTACGTGCTATGACTGACCTGCACAACAACCCAGCGTTCGTTCCAGTACAGCAGTATGCTGATGCCGGTAACGTGCTAAACGGTGAGATTGGTTCTGTAGATCAGTTCCGTATCGTAGTTGTACCAGAAATGATGAAGTTTGCTGGCGCTGGTGATGATGACGCAAATAGTGTTTCTCACACTACCAATGACAAAGTAGACGTATTCCCAATGCTAGTTGTTGGTGACGGTGCTTTCACTACTGTTGGTTTCCAAACTGACGGCAAATCTGTGAAGTTCAAGATTACTCACAAGAAGCCTGGTGAAGCGACTGCTGATCGTAGTGACCCATACGGCGAGACTGGCTTTATGTCAATCAAGTGGTACTACGGTTCTTTGATCTTACGTCCAGAGCGTATTGCTGTTATCAAGACTGCTGCTTCTTTGTAGTCTGACTGAAAGCCCTGCCTCTTGGCGGGGCTTTCTTTTTCCTTCCTTCCCTAATTTGAGTATCCCACTATGACAGATGAAATAATCCAGGATGAGCTAAGTGTTTTAAAAGCACGCGCTGACCAAATGGGTGTTAGTTATAGCAGAAACATTGGTGCAGAAAAACTGCGTGCACGTATAGCAGATGCACTTACTGATCAAGAACCTGTCGCTGAGGCTCCCAAGAAAGAAGCCGTAGAAACTGCAGGGCAACGTCGCAATCGCTTACGTAAAGAAGCTAGCGCACTGGTTCGAGTACGCATTACTTGCATGAACCCCAACAAGCGTGAGTGGCAAGGTGAAATCTTCACTGTCTCTAACGCAGTAGTCGGTACATTCCGTAACTATGTGCCCTTTAATATTGAGGATGGCTGGCATATTCCAGAGATCATTCTTCAACAAGTTAAAGCCCGTCAGTGTCAGATATTTAAGACAGTTAACGGCCCTCGTGGTGAGAAGCTCCGTAAAGGTACTTTGATCCCTGAGTTCTCTATTGATGTGCTTCCGCCATTAACAGAAAAAGAATTATCAGATCTAGCTAAGCGCCAAGCAATGGCTGGCAGCATCGAGGATTAATTATGGAAGTTGCTGATATTACATCAGGATCACTTAACGGCACGGGAGTCTTTGACTCCTTGATGCGTGCCGTAAAGGTGCATCTGGATCAGGAGTACAAGAAGAACCGTTTCTCTGGCGAAGACTACTCTACGCTTTATATGGGTGCGATGAACGCAGTACTGCAGCAATCCATTCAATATGCGCTAACTAAAGAGCAGTCTGATGGACAGGCAGCACTGTTGGCGGCACAAGCCTCTAAGACTGCTGTAGAAGAACGGTTAGTCACTCAGCAGCTACAGAACTTGGCTACTGAACAACTGAACCTAGTAAAGCAAGGTGCTCAACTAGATAAGCAGAATTTGTTATTGGATGAACAGGTTATTAAAGCAGTCGAAGACACCGCTTTGGTTACCCAGCAAAAGCTTAACCTTGTTGCTGAGAAATCCAATACTAACTTAACTGGCCTTAAGATCTCTGCAGAGACTACTTACCTAGGTTTACAGCAAACCAAGTTAGGTTCTGACAAGTTATTGGTTGACCGGCAAACTGCTAATCTAACTCTGGATGCGGCGAATACCCCCTTACAAGGGAACCTAATTAACAAGCAGATTGATAAACTGGCTGAAGATGTCATTGCATCGAGCGCACAGCGCACACAGTTAGCTAAGCAAGGTCTATTAGTTGATTCACAAACTAATAAGACAACACAGGAAACAGCGGCTGTTATCGCTGGCATTAGTAAGATCAACAAAGAGGTTGAAGTTCTGGATCAGCGTAAAGCGACTGAGGAAGCACAGATAGCCGATAACGTTGATGGTACTCCTGTAACTGGTGTTCTAGGTAAACAGAAGAGCTTGTATCAAGCTCAGACAGACGGCTTTGCACGCGATGCGGAGCAGAAGCTTGCTAAGACGTTCTTAGATATTTGGTCAGTGCAACGCACAACAGACGAAGGCTTTACTGTAGCGGGAACTGGTTTGTCGAACACAGAGATTGGTACAGTGGTGGCGAAAGCTAAGCAAGGCATTGGCGTTTAATGTTTAATCTTTTTTGGAAGGGATAGGGGGCGCAAGCCCCCTTTTTTAGGTTATGGGTTTTTTCTCTAGTAAACGTAAAGTCTCGGTTGCAGCTAACTCTGTTCCTATAATAGATCGTGAAGTTGATCTAATAGGTGAATCCCTTATGCGAGCTATCCTACGGAAAGGTAACATTTCCTCTGGGATAGTTGAAGACATGGTTAACTCAAATGGGCGTAACATTGTACGCGCCTACAACTACGCTAAGAGCGATTATCACTACGGGTTACCCAGTGGCACTACTGAGGTTGTAAACTACACTGAGAGTGCCTTAATAAGCGCTGTAGAGGCATCAACCGGTGACACAGTACTTGAACTGCGTGAAGTCTTACATGACAGTGGTAATCCGGGAATCGAAGCCACCTGGTATTTGGATACTGTACGCAATAGGTCTTTATTAACTGGCGAGCTAGCCACCTTACCCCCTACTTTAATTACAGAAATAAATTCCATCTGGAATAATTGGGTCAATTCTTGTAGTAGCACACTTGCCGCTCACAAGAATGACATCGAAGCAGATTACCCTTCTACAATGCTCTACGTTACAGAGAATGCTACAGACGCCAGTAACAACCCTTGTACAAAAAACATACAAGACGTTGTCAGCGTAGCGGCAGAGTATTTCTATAATGACAGCCGTTCGCATAGTACTCAGGTAGATGACATTGATTATCTGGTAGACAGTACGGGCTACCCAACTGGGCATAGATACACTTATACAACCCGTCAGCACTTCGCACTGACTGGTGTGGTTTCTTATGTACTAAGTACTGTACGTACTGTAACTCCTGAATATGCTGACGGAACCTTTGGAGCGCCTTACACTGAGTTTGTTCCTGACAATCGTATCAACACTAACTACCCATTCAGTGATGTGTCGAACCATACTTTCACAGAAACCACAGCTCTTGCGGGCACTTACGATTTTAGAGCCTTAAAGTATTACGTACAGTACGCATTAGCTGATGGTTCAGTTAAATCGTGGCTGTATGACACCAACAGTAATACTTACCCTGGCTTAGATTATACGGAGGCTGCTGGATCAGAGTCTCCTTTCTACCCGGTTGTCCCATTACGGTACGAGAACACAGACTACTGTCACGAAGACGAGTGGGACACAGTGCGTTACCTGACGAGTAAGAAATTACTTAGTATTATGGGTATGGATATACAAGCGTTACGTGAGGGTATTAACGAGAACCCTAACATTGATGACGTAGACCATGCATATTTCATGTTTGGTGTGCAGCTCCAAGACGAAAGCAAGTCTGCTAAACGTTATCTGTGCGCTTTCTTTGAGCACATGGGTTCTTTACAGAGCCAAGCTATTCGCATTACAGAAGGTGGCATGGACATGCGGCTCTCTTGGGACAGTGTGGCTACCGTAATTCGTTCTGGGCGCATTGGTACCAAAGGCAAAGCTAATTCATCTATCAACTCAGCTGCAAACCAAATGGTTTTTCGTGTGCAGTTTGACGAGGACAGTTACAAAGAAGTCACTGTTACAGGGCTGCTTCACACTAACTACGTCTACGAAGGTAAGACGGTTGAGACAACAGTGGCAGACACCTTAGAGGAGGGCGAGTACAACTTCATCATTCCCTTACACGCAGGTGTAGTAGAGAGCTTACCTACGATAGTACGGAACGAGCTTTACTTCGATGCAATGCAACTAGTGTTCTACAGCTACGAGGTGACTTATGTGGCTTGGTACCAGCAAGAGTGGTTCCTTAACTTAATTAAGATAGTGGCTGTAATCATTACTATTGCTTCAATTGGCACACTGGCAAGCGCGGGGTATGAGGCGTTTATTCTCGCCACAGCTGCAGGTGCGAGCACCCTAGCTGCGCTAGGTGTTGCGGCGCAAGTACTCATCATGCAAATACTTGAAGGGATGATTACATCATTCATATTTAAGTTGGTCTTGTCTCAGGTTGACCCTGACTTTGCAATGATCATGGCGACCGTCCTGCTTGTCTACGGTGGAATTAAAGGCTTTAAGGCAGGAGGCATCGTAGAAGGGTCGAATGCGGAGATGCTACTGAAGCTGTCAACAGGCATTACTAGTGGTGTTCAACAAAACTTGGCTCAATCCACCTTAGATCTTAAAAGTGAAGTAGACGCTTTCTCAAAAGACGCCGATGAAAAGATGGATGCGTTGGACGAGATTAATAAACAGTTTGCTTTAACAGGTATAATTGATCCAATGGAATTCATTATGTCTGAACCCATGATCAGTCTCAACGAGAGCCCTGAATCGTATTATTTCAGAACAGTTCATTCGGGTAATGTTGGTGCAATGTCATATGACGCTATCACTAACTACCACAACTTAATGCTGGACTTACCCCAACCCCAACATACGTATATTTAGTGAGGAACACAATGCAAGACGATTCACAAAACCAAGGTACTCAGTCTAATCCTATTATGGATTTCATTAAGCAAATGACTGGCTGGGGCGGTAACCAAGATGCCATGCAGCCTGCCCAGTTCCAACAACTTAACATGTCTCCTTATGCGCCGAAGGCACCCTCTTTTATGGATCAGGCGGGTATGCAAAACACTATGGGTAGCTATGGCTCAAACACAGGTTATCAGCCTACTTTAGGGGATAAATTGTTTGGCTACCAAGACGGTGACATGCAGTACGGTGCGATGGCCCCAGGGTTATTACAGGGTGCAGGCAGTATTGCACAGTCTATTCTTGGCTGGGGTCAATTGTCTGAAGCTAAGAAGCAGAATGCCTTCACACAAGAAGCTTGGCAAAAGCAGTATGACAATCAATCCACACTGACTAATGCTAGCTTACGTGATCGACAGAGCTCACGAGTAGCGGCTGCCCCTGGTGCTTACCAATCTGTAGGCGAGTACATGCAACAGAATAAGGTGGGTTAACAGATGCCTATTACTTGGAAGAATATTGCCGGACCTAACTTTGAAAGTGGCAACGCTCTAATGAAAGCTGGTGCAGAGTCAATGACAGGTGGCTTGGATTCATTAGCTAAAGCTGCTCAAACTTATGGCACTCAGCAGCAAGATGAACGTATTGCCATACGTGATGACAACACACAGCAGTTTCTTGATCAGATCGACCAGATGAAGAACATGGACAACTACAACAACCAAGCTGGTCAGTTTAGTCAGTCTGCGTTGTCAGGTCAGAATGTAGATGCCAGTAAAATAATGGGGGCTTACGGTCAGCAGAAGACAGATATTCGTAACTTGATAAAGAGTGACAATGCTTTTGATACCAGCCAGTATAATAACACTGAGCGTCTTAGAAAAATTACCGAACAACCAATATTAACTCAGTACAACACTATGGTTGCAAGTGGCAACCACGCAGATGCACAGGAGTATTATGAAAATAATAAGGACAGTGTAAGTGATTGGTCTGCGGCACTTGATTCAGGTCAGCAGGCAAAACGTGATGACAAGGCATATACCGATGCCGAAACCTTCACAACGCAAACAGTAGACGCAGGTAACATCTACACAGACATATTGCATGCTCCAGGTACTAATGAAGGTAATATCGTTAAGACCTTACAAAAGAAGTTTGATGACGCAGGGATTCCACAAGGTGTTGTCCAGAGTTTCATAGAACAAGCTAGGACTCAGTACAAAGCGGGCGTGGCGCTAACCGATGTAGATAATCAAAAAATCGCCTCACTTGGAGCGGGTTTTGATCAACAACTTGCTGACGTTAACGCACTGTTCGATGCGGAGGTGGCTGACAACTCAACTCGCCTAACTAACGACGAGTTTGAGAATTACAAAAGAGACTCAGACAGTTACACTAATCAAAGCCAAGCTATTGATTACATTTCTTCTAAGTCTGGTGAATCAAATTGGTGGTCATTTGATAGTAAGACATGGGCGGCTAGAGGTATTCAGGGTGGTGCAAACGGTGCAAACGCAACGCAAGATATGCTGGTAAATTTACAAAGAGCTATTACATCAGACGGCTCTAAGGCGCAGAAAGGTCTACTCAAGGCAACGGGTGGGCAGATTCCTGGCTTTGTAGTTAAGCGTGCGTTTGATCGAGTAGGTCAAAAGGAAGACGGGGAGTGGAATGTAGATGAGTTCTATAACGGGCTAAAAGTAGAGTGGGATCAGTATGTTAACCAGCATGGGGCAATCCAAATCCGCGAGAAGCTTGATCAAGATCGTAAAATGGCATTAGATTCGCTCAATAAAAACAAGCTCCAAAATGTAAGCGCACTAAGCACTCAATTAAGGAACAAGCAAAAGAATGCATTTAGCAACTCTAACTAAGTAATCCTTAGTATTTGGGTAGCATATCAACGATAATAGTCCATAGAAATATGGGCTATTTTTTTTTACCAGAGGTTTTTAACATGAGTAAGCATACCCCTATCAGTGACCAAGAAAATGCTGAGATTGATAAAGCTATAGAAGTTAATAAGTACGTGGATAATTCAGATCTTAATCTCAACATAGCTAGGCTAAGAGCGCAGGCAAACCAGAACCCAGATCCATCGCTTATCAAAACCGCTCTTAATTCATTACCAGATAAACAACCTGTATTTACTCGATCACCAGATTCCCTATCTTCTGAGGCGATGGCTGCTCCGCAGCAAGTCGCCCCACAAAAAGTCCCTACTTTTTCTGAAGCTAAACAAGCGATAACTAAACCATTAGCTGACGCTAAGATCACTAAGTTAGCTGAGATAGACAAGACAGCTGACCTAGAGAATGTCGTGAACACTAATCCACTCATGTGGGAGCAAGAACTAGACCGCATGGCTAAAGTGCGTGAAGAGACCGCAATACGGAATCGAGACGCAGTAGTGACTGATGAAGAGCTAGCTACTATCCCAGGGCAATTAGTAAATGCGGGTGTTGCAGCGCTGGATGGTGGTGCTAGAGTCGCTGGGCAAATTGGATCACTCCCATTTAACTTAGAAGCTGCGAAAACTCTGACTGCGATGAGCCCAGAGGTACAGGAAGCTTTTGAAGCGTCGCTAGTTAATCAGGGTAAAAATAAAGCCATTGATGAGCGTCGTCAGGAGATTCAGAAAAAAGCAGTTAAAGAAGGTATGACGCCTGGGCTACAAGCTGAGTTGACTAAACTAGATACCATTCAATCTAATATACCGTCATTAAGCGAAGAACAGACTGCGTTGTTAGGCAGTCCTTCGGCGTTAGGTAACAACGAAGACATGGCGTTACGTCCTGGCGAGAAACCTTTGTTTCCTGAAGGCAGTGAGCTATACAACCAAACTTACGTACCTAAAACCAACCAACAAGAAATGGATGGTTTACTGGCTACCCTTGAAACAGCTGAAGACATTGATAATTTCTGGAATCAAGACACTTGGCTTTCAGGTAAATTTAACGACTCTGATCGTGATGTGTTGCTTGAGGACTTTGGTAAAACCTACGATAAGTGGTTTGGTGACCACAATAGTTTCGACAGCCCTGAAGACACACTAGCTGTTGCCGGTATGATCCTTGAAGGTGCAGGTGATTTAATTAGTAACCCAGGTGCTACGATGGAGTACGTGGCAGAGAACCTTCCCCAGTTACTGATTGGTGGTGTGGTCAAAGGCGGTCTAGCACTAACGAACGTAAGTTACGCTATGGATGAATACCGTAAAGGTATACAGGAAGTTTTGGCTGAGACAGGTGCGCTCCCTGATCATGAGCAATCAGGCGAAATGCTAGCATGGTCACTGAGTCTTGCCGTTGCTGAACAACTCGGTGATGCTTCTGTTATCAGAGGACTACGTAGGTTTAAGCCATCAAAAAAAGTAACTGATCCTGTCGCAGAAGCGGTTAAGAAAACAGTTCGTGATTCACTAATCAAACAGTTGGGCCAACGTACTGGCACTGTAGCCAAATCTTTTGTGGGTGAAGGTTCAACAGAGGGTTTTCAGACAGCCGTTGAGAGCACAGAAGTCAGGGGCAAAGACCTAAGTACTGCTGATCCTAAAGAGGTCTACACTGCTGCGATGATTGGCGCAGGAGCTGGTTCAGGCACTGTAGCACCCGGACAGACACTAGGTGCTACAAAGGATGTTGTACAAACTGCGGCTTCTAATCGTATGAATGCTTGGGCAGGCCAAGCTAAGGTACGAAGAGAGAAATCTGCAGCAACACAAGCTGCTGATGAGCAAGCATTAGGTAAAGCAATTGAGACAGGTGACTTCACTGAATTTGCTGGTAATGATTCTACAAATTCTGTGGAAAATACGGCTAAAGTTGAACTGGTTCAAAAAATAGGTACTATTGCCGCCGCTTATGAAGACTTAGTTGGAAGAGCAACTGAAACACAGCCTGTTGATTTACAAGAATCACGCAAGCTAGTTAACGGTGCTGCACAAGTCATTCAAGTTGAGCATGAGGCTATTACAGCGCTTGAAAAGAAGATAGTTGCTAGCACTAGTCAAAGTGAACAAAAAAAGCTAAACAAAGAATTAGTACAACGCAAAACAGCGCGTGACCAGGCAACTGAAGCTGTTGAGGCAATGAAAGCCAAGCACACTAAACTTTTAAATGTAGGAGCATTAGTAGATCAAGTGACTACCGCCACAACGCGGAGCACTGAGTTTAAGATCGCAGGACAAGAGATACTGGAGTTGCTTCAAGTAAGCCCTGAGTCATTAGCCAATGCTAAAGACTTACTATCTTCACCTCACTGGACTAAGGAAGAGCGCAACGAACTTCAGCTGCATATCACTGCTGAACAGTCAAAGGACACGTTACGTAATAGTCCAGAATTAAAGTCAACGCAAAGTGTACAAAACAATGTGATTGATGGTGGTGACGGTTATAAAGGTGCAGAGCAGTACAGGTCAAGTATCTTGTCAGCGTTGGATTTTGGTAACGACTCTATGGTGAACCGCGAGCTGAATCAGCTACGTACGTTTGTCAAAAGTCACACCAATAAGGCCAAAGCGTTTGCCTTGGCTTATGCACCTTACGGGCGTAAGTCAGACAATCCGGGACAACCACTTAGTGCTTCTCAAGAAGAAACAGAAGCAAAGAAATATGTCGAGTCAACATGGAAGACAAAAAAAGGGAAACCTTACAATGTCAGCGATAAGTTCAGTCCGCTAGTTGATAATGTTCAATATGAGTCACAGGCTCTACAAGATACGCTAGCGTATTTAGAGGCTGTCATTAATGCAAGGAAAGCGCGTAATGAAGAAACAAAGACAGAAAAAGTAAGTACAAGAACTGCTGAATCAACGAAGGAGCCAGACGCCAATCCAAACGCCTCTGTTGATCAACAGCCATCTCAAGGAGAGACTACTTCTACTGATACCCAAGGTACTAGTCAAAGTGGCGCTAATGTACAGAGTTCAACTGTAGAAGGGAATACTGGTCAAACAACCAGTGTTCCAGATTCGGCTACCCAAAATAACACTGAATCAGAGACTGTTCTTGAAAATACACAAGAAAATCAACAGGTTACAGAAAGTGAAGCGTCTGCGGATACTGTTGTTACTGAAACAGTTGAAAAAGATAATAGTAATCGAGTTACTGTTTACGATGCCACGGGTAACTCTTACTCTGCTGAAATTGTTTCTGTTAGTGATCAAGGCACGACCATTGTTAAAAACCAGGCTGGCGAAGAAGTCATTCTTGGCTCAGATCCAAGTGCATTAGAGGTAAATGCAAAAGATCCTGAATACAAAGTTGATGCTAAGGGTAATAAGCACAACGGTGCTACCATCTCAGCATTGAGCGATGCTCAATTAAAAGAATTGATCTCGTCTGAGGAAGCTTTAAGAGCTGGTTCTAGTAGTCGTAGCGTCAATGCACTTACAAATATCAACGCCGCTAAACTGGAACTTAAGAGAAGAGAGAGTAAGCCTGAGCAGAAAACGGCTGATGCCGCACAAACTGTAGAAGCAGAAACCGTTGAACCAACTATTGAAGAGCAAGTAGCAAACAGCGACCTTAAAGAATCGTTTAGCTTTAACAAGAGCAAAACAAACATTCTTCATCACATAGGTAACCTTGCTGATGCGCTTAAAGGTAATCTGGACTCAGTGGCTAAGTTTCTTAGGCAAGAGTCAGTTAATGAGTTAGAAGAGCAATCAATACGTAGCTTTGGTTATTTTGCTGATTCAGTATCAGATAGCTTACAGGGTATTTTTGATGTCCGAAGGGCATCAAAAGACAGTCCAACAGCTAAGAAAGGTGATGTACTCACACAAACTGACCCTGCTCAAAACTTTGCAGATGAGAACGGTAATCTAACTGAGGAAGCCAGCACCGCTATCGCTGCAGCTGTCTATAATTGGATCGCAACAAAAGCGGGTTCTACGCTGTACAACAATGACTTTTCTATTGCTGCCTTACTGGGTATTCAAGAAGAGAATGTCACTAATGCGATGCGGGAAATGTTTGGTGAAGGCGGTGTGTCACAGACCACAGTGTCGCGCCTACTGGGTGCAGAGATTGTCCGTAACCTTGGCTTGCGTAATAAAGATAAAACCATCCCAGCTAACCATTTGCCTCGCTTAGAGCAGGCAATGGGTAATCTGGCGATTGCTTATATGCGTGATCAAGGCATTGTAGAGTCTTACGCTGTCACAGCTAAAGAGTTAGGTGAGCTGACATCTAGGGAATCTAAAGCCGATTTAGTAATGCTTCAGGCTACATCAGAAGTTAATGAGTCAGGTGATGCTACGTTATCTGAAGAATTATCTTCTTTTGTAGAAATGGAACAGGCAAGTAATTATGTGGTTGGTCGTTTATTTGAGACTACCTTTGCCAAGGAATTCCCATCGCTGACGCCTATAAACACAACAGTGACTAAGCAGAAAGGTACTGTAAAAAACATTGCTGAAAAAATGCTTGCTATCCTACGTAGGCATCAGATTCGTGCTCACCAGATTGCAGGTGACACAGATGGTGCTTTGATGTTCCTGACACGTAAGCAGCAGGAAGACGCGCTAGGCGTTGTTACTGACGAGTCCATTAATAAGTTGCATGAGTCTCGACGCAAGGGTGCCAAAGGCAAGCAGCGCACACAGCGTGCTGAATTAAATAATTACGCTGAGTTCCGTGAGCGTATGTTAAACCAGAAATCTGGTTTGAAAAGCCCCTTCTACTTTGCTCATGAGATCTGGAAGAACCAACGCATTGGCATGGTAGGTAATGTGGTAAACACCCAGCGTTCTAAGATCCAGCGTGGCTTGATTCGTATGAATGCATGGGTCACTCAAGTTGATCCTAATAACAACAAGCAACGTACATTGTTCTTAATGGGAGTCGCTCAGGGTATTGGTGTCACAGTAAGTGCTGGGGACAATAAGCGAAAGTTTGATGCATTAACTCGCAGAGAAGCCCTTGACGAAGTTGAAGCAAAACTTGCTCAACCTGTCTTTAAAAAAGCGATTGATGCTTTAGTTAAGATTCAGGATGTGCGTGATCTCAGTGAATCTGAAGTACAACAGCTACAACAAGCTATTGTTGACGGTATTAAAGCTGGAGGTGAAGGGTCACAGACGTTACACGCCTTAACTAACTACGCACGTATGAAGGCAGCTAACGGTGACAAATTTACATCAGACCTTGCGCTTGAGATAGATGGCATTGCCAATGGCATTATGATTGGTACGATGCAGTTTATGCCAGGGAACGCACGAATTAAGTCTATGCTGGCAAGGGGTGGTATCTTTCTTAATAACATGCGTTCTTTTGGTGAGTATAAAGCGCGTGGGAATAAAGATACCTACGAAAACCTTGCATCTATCTGGAGCCAATCGTTAGCTGTATTAAAAGCAAGAAATCCTGCACAGTTTATTGTTGCGGAGCGGTTTTTTACAATTAACCGGCAATCAGCCAAAGATCCAGTACTAACAACGGTCTACGGCGCAGGTGTCAAAGGCATTGTTAACTCAGTATCTGACGCGTTTATTGAAAACATCTTGATCGAAATAGAAACTATTGTGAATGGGCCCGAATCTACGGGTAAACAAGCAATGGCGCTTAAGAAACTAGACGAAGACCTGAAGTTATTAACCCAAGGTAAGTCGATATTGCCTACTCTTAATCCAAATGAAATCATGGAAATGAAACTGGACTATCAGGGTATTTACGCACTACGTAGCTGGGTAGAAAATAATCATGGTGTTGCTGTAATGAATGCCATTAAACAGGAGTTCGGTGAGTTCATTAAGAACCGCACGCGATACAATGAAGTAATCAACGCCATTAACGATCAGTTTGTTGGACTGTTTGAGCAAGCGATTGCTGACGCACGCAAAGAGGCAATAGATGACGGGACAATTACCAAGAACGATGACTTACCTGTTGAGACTATAGAAAAAATTATAGCTGATCTACAAGGTGCAATCCCTGGTATTAACAATGCTTTCAGTGTGGATCATGCTGAGCTAATGCAGCTAGCTAAACAAGGGCGTAGTGAAGGAAGTGCCAAGCTTTATAAAGTAGAAACTAAACTGGGCCGCAAAGTAGATGGGGTAAAGTCCATTAACTCAACAGGTCAGGCGCGTGATTGGGTCGATGATCTTGGTGTGTCCCCTACAGTCCTTAGTATTCACTCATTGGATGCTGCAGTTGCGCTACAAACTCTGGGGTTTGCTTCAGTACTTAACGTACACGATGGTTTCTATACC